TTTTGCCCATCTTGGGCTTGTTGTCCTTCTTCAGGAGTTTTGTTTTCTTCGGTCATTTTTTCCTCTTTGGTTAATTTGTGATAATATTTATTAGTCACTCGCTAAGTGAGTAATATTTTTATTTGACAAGTACCTTAAAATTATCTTTCGGTACGGTAATTACTAATTGTTTGTTCTGTAAGGGGTTTATGGGATTGGCGAACACGAGATTCAGCCAACAAGATAGATCTAAGATTAGAGAATAGTCGTTGACGTTGCTCAGACGCCATTTTCTTAGTAAGATCAGTGTCTTTCGACAAGGTGGAGATCTTTTGAGCCCTATCAGTGACAGCAAGACGATCATCAAAGATTTCCTTGAGTCTAGGGTCAAAGTCACCGTACAATTCAGCAATGATCTGTTCCCGTGTATTATCATCGCCGTCAATGTAAAGTTGTCTTAGTTGGGACGCTGAGTTAGCATCTTTTCCTAAGACTTTGAATGTTACGGTGGGAACAACCATAACATAAGCATGTTTAGTCATAGGTTCTAAATCACCCAGACTCTTAGGTAACGGTTGCATGTATGTGGGTGAACCGTCTTTTTTATTTCCAAACCTGAACCTAGCGCTATCACCCTCCATATCTTTTTCAGACACAGCAAATACTAACACAGTATCACTAGGGTTGTCAACACTTGATGTGATTTCTTGAGCTTGATAAGGATTTTTGACTTGAACAACATGACTAGATGGAATACCCAACTTAGTGGTCATATCAACTTTATCACTGTAACTAAACGGTGATGTCATAGGTGCTTGAACATTAGAAGTAGCAACATAAACATTGTCTGCTCCAAACTTCTTGGTCAAGTAGTCATAACTGGCTTTATGTCCCTTGTGGAAGGGGTGAAATCTACCAGAAAAAATCACGAGAAACTTCATTAGTAAGTAATGGTTATTGAGTCAATGGTTCCAGCAGAAAAGTCAATAATGTCGGGTTTCATCCATACAAAGTTACCGCGAATATTCAAGGTGAATACACCAGTGAACGGGTGAACATAGTCACCAAATTCATCAGCATCAAACCACACAGCAGACTGATACTCGTTGTTTAGAGTAGCCCTGATAATGATTTTGCCAACGAATCCAGTGACTCTGATGATAACCGTTTGAAGGTCGCCAAGTCCTTGATAGAAATTAGCAGCCGTTACAACATTACCTTCGAACGCCAGACTACTTCCATCATAGTTTCCAGAAGGAATACCATGAGTGGTGGAGTCTAACATAACATAAGAAGTAAGCATTAGTCAACCGTTATTTCAACTAATGTGTCACTTCCAGATAGTTCAGTTACAACTGCTTCCAACTGAGCGATAGTGTCACTATCTAAAATCTCAGTAGATTTATCGTCATTACGAACCATCTTGTTTACCTGTATTACGATTGTTTGAGTGAGTAGTCTTGCCATAGTAACATTATTTATCTGTTTATCAGATAAAGATGCTCTCAACCTCAGTCTTGGTTTCAGTGATAGTGAATGTGATATTATCATCGATCACATCAGCATACACCTCACAGTGACTTAGACCTTCAAACAGAATCTTCTTACTGAGTGGGACCTTGATCAACTCGTCAATCTTACGAGCCAATGGTCTAGCACCCATCTTGATATCATAACCCTTTTCAACCAATAAGTCAACAGTTTTTTCAGATAAATTGATCTTGATACCCTTTTCACCCAGTGATGTCTGAAGTTCACCAATAAATTTCACTACGATCTTCTTGATAGATAGTGTGTCTAAACGATTGAACTTACAGACACTGTCAATTCTGTTGCGTAACTCTGGTTTAAAGAATTCTCGCATTGCTTTTTCTTCGGTTCCCACTCGTTCAAGACTAGTTCCGAATCCAATCGTGTTGAATTCACTGTCTCTTGAACCTAAGTTACTGGTCATAATGATAATAGAATTCTTTAGACTAATCGTCTTACCAGAACTAGATGTCAACCTAGCCTCATCCAACATCTGAAGCATGATATTGGTCACATCTGGGTGAGCCTTTTCAACTTCATCAAAAAGAATAACACTAAACGGATGCTTGCTGATGTCTGAGATTAGTTTACCACCACCCACAGTTCCATCATCAAATCCAACATATCCTGGTGGTGCTCCAATCAGACTAGCAACAGAATGTCGTTCTTGATACTCTGACATATCGTACTTCAACAAAGTCATATCAAGATTTTCTGCTAATAACTTACACAACTCTGTTTTACCACACCCTGTTGAACCAAGGAATAGAAAACTAGCAATAGGTTTGTTCTTAGTTCCTATCCCACTAAAGTTGACATAAATTCGTTCAAGAACCCGATCAATAGCCTCATCCTGACCATACAACTGTTGTTTGATGTTTTCTTCAAGACCACGAATTTTCTGACTAGGCTCATTCTTGAGACGATCACTAGGAATGCTAGTGATCTTACTCAGTTGTTCAATGATCCTTGTGTTGTCAATGGTAACTCCATACTGATCAGTTGCTCGTTCTTTAGCACAAGCCCCGTCAAGTACATCAATACTTTTATCTGGATTCTTTCTATCTGATATGTAACGACCACTAAGATCAACAGCAGTGTCAATAGCATCAAGATCAATCAGCACATTATGGAACTTTTCTAACCGTGGAGCTAGACCACGAAGAATGGTCTTGGTAGTTGCTTCATCTGGTTCATCAATAACTACTCGTTGGAATCTTCTCATTAGAGCACGATCTTTTTCAAACGACTCATAGAATTCATCCCAAGTGGTTGAAGCAATCACCTTTAGTGTTCCACGAGTAATCGCTGGCTTGATCATGTTAGCAAAGTCTAAACTAGATGTTGTTCCAGATCCAGCTCCACTCATAGTATGAGCTTCGTCGATAAACAAGATAGCATTCTTTTTCGATTCAAGAGCACCAATAACTTGTTTTAGTTTTTCTTCAAACTCACCACGATACTTAGAACCAGCTAGTAACGAACCAATCTCCAAACTCCATACTGAGTGGTTCTTGATAAAGTTGGGAACTTCGTCGTCTAAAATCTTCTGAGCTAAACCTTCAATGATTGCTGTTTTACCAACACCTGGTTCACCAACCAACAATACATTAGCCTTGAATCTACGAGCCAGAACAGTGACCATTTCACTAAGTTCTTCTGTTCGTCCGATTAGAGGTTCTAATTTACCTTCAGCTGCCATAGCACTCAAGTTGACACAGTATTCTTCAAGAATTTCATTTGCCTGTAGATCAGATACCTTAGTATCATCTGTCTTGTAGTGTTTTTGCCAAAAGTCAATGAATTCCTGTTTTGTGTATCCGTGTTTCAGTAAAAAGTAATGAGCATGACTATGGGTTTCTGCCATCATAGCCAGATACAGATCTAAAGTGGTTGCACTTCTACGACCAGTGAACAATACCTGAGTCAATGCTCGGTTGAAACAACGCTCAAGACCAGTAGTCTTTTTTGGTTGATAGTTGGGTTTAGAAGAATCGTATTTGGCAATTGAGTTCAGATAACTGTCAAGTTCCTGATCAATCAGTTCAATGTTGACTCCAAAATTTTCTGACAGATGTTTGAACGGTTGATGTCTGAGCAGTGACAATAACATATGTTCGGTAAGAACATATTCGTGTGATTTTTCTTTAGCTAGTTTGACTGCTCCGTCAATGATTAGGCTTATTTCTGGGTTCTGATTCATAAATCCCTCTACTGTGTTGGTCCTTTATTCTACGATGTTTGTCGTTCTTTGTCAAGCTCTTTTTCGCGTTGAATGACATCCATCATTTCTTCACTGATAGTATCTGGTAGTTTTGCTCTAATTCTAACTAGTAAATCACCTCTTTGTTTTGAGTTTTTGTGTGGTAACCCCTGACCCTTCATTCGTAATATTGTTCCGGGTTGAGTTTTAGTTGGAACCGTCAATGCCAAATGTTCGTTCAGAACATTTCTCACAGTGACTTGAGTACCAATAATACAGTCCCAAATATCAATAACCTTCTCTGTCAATAAGTTCGCTCCGTCTCTTTGATACTGTGGGTTAGGGTGTATTCTGTAAGTAACTATCATGTCACTACCATTAGGTCCAATACCCATGTACTGAACAGTGTCGCCATCTTCAATACCAACTTGTAAGTCTAGTTCAATAACGAACTCACCGTGTTGTGTACCAACGCTAACTGGTCTTCTTCCACCCTTGATAACATCATTTAGCGTTATCCATAGTGTCATATTCAGTCTAGACCGTTGTTGTCGTTGTTGTCGTTGAGCAGCTTGAAATATTGAACTAAAGTCAAACGGAGTTCCATTGAAGTTCATATTGAACTGAGGTTGAGGTCTATCATACTCAGCTCTGGACTCTGGGTTACTCAATACGGAGTAAGCAGTCTGAACTTCTTGAAACTTCTCAGTGTCGCCGCCTTTGTCGGGATGATGAAGAGCAGCTAACTTGCGATAAGCCTTCTTGATAGTCTCAGCATCTGCGTCTCGACTAACTCCTAATGTTTGATAATGGTCGCCATTCATATTATGATATTTAGTTGTAGTTTATCACAACACATCTAAAATGTCAAGATTTTTTATGGAAAATCACAAGATATCTGATATTGAAGACCGTCTATTTGCTGAACTAAGTCGTTCATAGTCTTTGGTAGGTGAGGGGTTTGGACTAATAAAGGGATGGCTTTATCTGTACAGTTATGTTCTGTTAGATAACTACATCCCGATAATAATATTAACGAAGTAACTGTTGCGCTTTTGCGTATTCTCTGATAAGCAGTTCGCCACCAGCATCCGCTTCCACCTGATTTCCGCGAATTTTGATAGTGACTTCGTTGGCTATCGGAGGTAGTTTGTGTTGGGGTATTGTAGGACAAGTAACTGGTTCTACTTTGGGACACGAGACTTTCTCTGGTAATTTTAAGTTAGGGGCGACTTGAACGCAGGCTGACAACATTATAACACATAATGTTAGAGTTGTCAACCTCATTTTTCATCCCTCGTGCCACTCACGATATCACTCAAATTAGTTGTGTTATCTATCTCAGAAATGCTCTGTTCTTTTTTACCGTCAATTCTATCCCTAATAGACAATGACTTTTTATCATCCTTGAAGAATACACCAATAAGTCCAACAACAGCAATGCCAGTAGTGATGATAGAATTCTGTTGTTCCTCATCTAACGATGCTCCGAAAGCCGTTGCTATCATTATGATACCACGCCAAGTGCCAGGTTCAGCAAGAGCTACACCAAATCTGTCCCAAATATTAGACAAGAACCCAGACATCTCAACCTACCTTCTTATTGATAATAGTAACAGCCAACTCAATAGCTAAGTTAGCAGCAGACTTACTCAATTTCAAACCAGATACCTCAATAGCATCTAAAACACCTTGTCGTTTAGAAGCACCATCAATTTTTTTATCAGCCCATTCGTTGACCAATGCTAAAATTTTATCAAGTACACCAGACCCAAGTACTAATTTAGCAACTACATTGATAGCCGTTATCAAAATAATATTTCCCATGATAATTCTCCTATGATATCGTATTTATCAACTAGTAGGGGATTCTGGGGTTGATGATGATGCTACAACAATAGGTGTTTTAGGAATAGCAGATAACGCTCTGTCGTAGAATTCTATCCGAGATTGAAGTCCGGTAGTCCCACCATTTATCTTTTTAGTCAAAGCAACAATATTCTTAGTATCAGCATATCTGTTTAGATCATTAGTCTTCCAAAACCAAGCAGCACTTTCAACAGCACCCGCCTTAGTTCCTAAGTAAACAATCGTGTCATCTAATGTCTTACCAATAGACTCAGCAAATAAATCGTGATTATTTTTCCCCGTTAACTGTATTAATCCTTTGCCTCGATACTTCCAACCATCACCAGATGACTCATTACCATTGCCCATTCTGCTAGCATACGCTCTATTAGCAATTTTTTCTGGTTTTCTAGCATACTGATTAGCAATAGCTAAAGTAGGAAAGTACTTTCCAAACGTAGTTCTCAAACCATTCGCAGAATAATTCAAGTTCTCGGTAATACGATTGAATCCCATAGACTCATGGGCACACTGAGCAACAAACGCAGCAATTCTATCACGACCAATAATATTGTATTTTGGAAGAATTTCATTCAACGCAGTAGACCACTCATCAGGTTCCTTCATAGTAGGAACAATAGTCTTCAATTCACTAGGAGTAATTAGATATGTAGTTGAAATCATTGTGTATCCTCATCTGATGCCAGCAGCACTCTGAATAGCTAATAAATCAGGGTCCTTACGATCCCAATATGTCTTTACCGCTAGTCCAGCAGCCTGTCTCATCTCATTCAGTTCCTCACTAATTTCACTTTCAACGTCTTTGGGAGTCCTTGGAACTAATTTATCAAATGCTTCACGAGTAAACGGAACTTCCTCATCACGATAAACCAATGTCCAATCTTCTGGTTCAAATTCAGTTAGAGTGTTCAGGTCAGATAATAATTGCCATACATTCTGACCAGCGTTACTTCTACGACGAATTTCAACATAAACCAAATATCTACCTGGTTTGAGTTCACCAGGACTAACATCAGCATCAACAACAAAGTCATATCCTTTTTCCCACCAGTTCATCAAGTCATTAGCTGCTTGTTGATCTCTGACAAAGAATGATACTACGATGATATCTGATACCTCACCCATTTTCGGTTCAAATTCGTCAATGAACACTACGGGTTTTACCAGTCCTACAAGATCTTTGTATTCAATAGCCATATTTAAATCTCCCCACCATCAGAACGATACATATCGTCATTCACACCTTCATCATATGCTTGTTCAAGATCACCTAAGTCAACAGTACGATCTTCAAACTCAACACTACCAGTCTTAATTTCTGAAATCAAACTTTTCGGCATGATAATTTCTACCAACCAGACAGGTTGATTACTCAATCTAGCCTTGTGTGTTCCCGGACGATAATCACTAGGTGTGTTGATCTTGATAGGAACCTTCATAATAGTCTTCTTGAACTTGACAACACAGTCAAATGGTAATAGACGTCGTCCAGCACGTGGGTCTGGCATCATACTTTCCGGCCACATAAAGATACAACTCACTCGATACTTAGACACCACGGGACCAGATATCAACTCACCCTTACCCCAATTTTTGTAGGCGTAAAGGTCAAGTTCATCTAATACACGTTCATAGTCAAGTAGTGTACCTAATGAACCATCACTGGTGTAAATGTCCTTTATGTTCCTTACAATTTGGTAGTAGTCCTCGTGATCGCGGAAAACGTGTTTATCTATTGCTGATTCGCTCATTGGTTTATTCCTATAATAGGGTTTTTGTCTTAGCCCAGTATTTAGTTCTGGTTATGTAGATAT